AGGATTTGAACCTGTAAGTACTCCATAAAAGAGCAAAAGGTAGTAATTACACTTACTCATCTTAGGGATGTGAACCCATTACCTTTAGCGTCTACCAATTTCGCCACCTGACTATATTTCGCTTAAGGATTAATTAGTAGCATTGCCTAACAAACATCCTAAACTTATTTTTGCCATCTGTAAATTCTACAAATCCACCTTTTCCAGGTAGCATTTTCAATGTAAATTCTTTACCATTGCATTTTACACTCTCTATTGGTTCATTATCATCAAATTGAAAATATAATACTACCTGTTCGTTTGGTAGAAAAGCATTTTTATTAACATCGCCTGTAAGTAATGGCTTGTTTTGCGTTTTATTTAAGTTTTCTGTTTCTAGTTCCATTTGTTTTAAATAAAAAGTGATTAGTTTTAATTTCGCCACCTGACTATACCACAAAAGTAAATTATTTTTATAACATATACAAATAAAAAAAACCTGCCAATTTCTTGACAGGCTTTTTCCACCTTATAACCTATTAACCAAAATAGTCTTAACTTGGATTTGCATTCATAGAACCAGTTACAAAAGCATCAGTATAGTAGATTGGCAATGCAACTCTACCCTCAACACGTACTGTAATTTTGTTCTCTCTAACGTTTGTACCATCCTCTTCAAAGAATCTCACAATTGGATTTTCTCTAACAAATAGCTGCGCACCTTTCGCCCAATCTCCAACTAGATATTTATCATCAGCCATTGCAGTTGATTTGAATACCGGAATACCAGAAATAAACATTTGACCATTGATTGAATTTACAACCCCTAATCCTGGCAATGTGTAATCGTTTGTAGTTCCTTTAGTAAGTAGCAAAGCATAATACTGCTCAGGACTTAACAAGATACCATTTGCAGAGTGATTATTGCTTTCGATTTGAGCGATTGAATCAATCAACTTCTCAACTTGGATAGTTCTAAATCCTGTATAAGCCTCAGCGTTTGTGATCAAACCACCTAGATTTGGAGAAGTTCCATTTCCGTTAAGTAATTGATTATCCTCAGCATCTAAATAAGACTCTAACAAGCGTGATTGAAGGTATGATCTCATTGCTGAAATATCATCCAATGCCTTGCGAGTAATGCGAAGGTAACCAGCGATAAATTCAGATGGAGCAACCTGCTCAGTTAAATCAAAATCAATTTGAGCCTTAGAACCTGAATTATCCAACCATGCAGCTGCAGAACCCTCACTACCAGTTTCCTGTAAGTAATGGATAGCAGATGTAGACATAACTCCAGTTGGCAATAACGCGCGAACGTGTAATTTACGTGGAGCAGCTGGAAGGATACCAGGTAGCATCTGAACGTTTGCAGCTGAAAGGTCAGTAATGTTTGACAATGACATATCGCCAACTGTCTTTAACTCCATTGCAAATTGCTTGATTTCTTTTCTGCGGAACTTCTCTAAATTATCAGAGTTCTCATCCATAGCATTTTGAAAAGCCTGATTGAAAGATACCGGAGCAGATGCTTTAGCTTCCATTTTAATTCTGTTGTTTTCAGATTTAGCCTCAGTCAATGCCTTGTCCATCTCATCAATACGAACATTTGCAGACTTAACCGCATCCTCTAACTTTGCATCAACTGCCTTTGTAGCTTCGCTGATTGCGTTTGTGATGATAGCCTTCGCCTCATCTAATGTTTGCGCCTTGTTTGCATTTAGCAAATCCTGAGCCTTTTGTTCTAAATTTTCCATTTTTATCTTTGTAAATGTTTTATTAATTCTGTTAATATATTCGGCTCATCAGCCTCCGGAGTGACCTTTGCCGGCTCCTCAGTTAATAGTGAATTTTTTCCTAAAGTGAACGCCTCTAATTGGAATTGCTTTAATGCTATCTCCAACCTACCAAAACCCTCATCTGTTAAACTTCCATCTTTCAATAGTTTAATCATTTTACTGATTTGATCGTTAATCTCAGCCATCGTTAAAGATTTAAACCCTGTAAACGGAGTTTCGGGATTAGCTCCTAATGTAACATTTGACCCCTCGTATAACTTAATTTCTTTGATTGTACGGATGCCTGTCTTTTGATCGTAATCAGCCTTTACAGTACTAAATCCAATTGAATGCTGAACTACAATGCCCTCAGCGTATAATACTAAAGCATCTTTGCCGTATGATGTCGGCGCTATTTTAGACTCAAAGTAAATACCTTTTTCCTGAGCTTCCAATACTGTTGGCTTTCCATGTGGTTGCGCCCAGTTATGCTGATTTAAAAAGAATATCTCATTTGACCCCATAGGGCCACGCTCTGCAATCGTTTTGTTTGCTGCGCCGGATGCTATAATATCCTCATCATAATCAACATTGCCGAATTTTGACCAGTAACCGGTAACAGTCATAGATTTTGCATCTATGTCCTTAATCTCAGCCGTAAAGTTTTTATATTCCAATAATCCTTTCATGTCCTTACAAATATATTAATTTTTTAAATATCAAATTATCCCTTCAAATACGGCGGTGTTCTAGGCTTTAATATCGGTAATCCATCGCTATCTAATATTGCCTCAGTTGCCATTACACATCTGCAATTTACAACTTCTTTAGCTGGAGCTGATGGATCGCCTGGATACAACATTGGAACACCACCAACTATAAAAGGCTGATTAATTGCAATCGGTTCCTTTGTCATTAATAAATGTGATCGCCTTGTACGTTTATCTTTTGTATTGATCCAAAACTTTGCAACCTCATAATCCGAACTTTCAGCCCCTAAATTAATCCCATGATTTGCAGCGGTTGTGGACTCGGTCCTGGCAATTACTAAAGACCTGGCACGATTAAATGCCGGATCGTTTAATGTTTGCTCAAATAACTTTGCCTGATCTCTACGGCTTAAATTTTGGCCCAATATATTAGCCAATACGTTTTTAATTTTGTCAATAGTTGTCTCATCAATTCCTGTTACTTTATTACCTCCAATTAATCTAAAATACTCAACCATCTCAATATACCATTGAGGATTAAAAAAGTCAATTATAAAATCTTTCTTTGTTTTAGGTACTGAGTTTCTAATCCAATCGTATGAGAATGTTGCAGCTGATACACCAACCCTGCCATATATGCGCTCTAATGCGGTGTATAATGGTTTCTGATCTACCAAAAATTGAATGTATATCTGCAAATCATCAAAATTATTCTCATTCGTGAAATTAGTAATGGCAGCTATCTGCTCATCTAATGCTTTTTTTATAATAGGATAGGCATACTCCTCATACTCTTTATGAAGCCTCAAATAAGTTTTATGATATTTTACACTACTTGCCATTTATGGTTGCATTGTTATATGCCTGATCTAAACTTAAATCCTCAATTGGAACCAGGTTAGCCGGTACATAAACTTTCTCCATTTCCGGCGTGCTTATTTTATCATACCCCTGAGCAATCCTTTTCTCATCCGGAGTAATCCAATATGAATTTGCTAGCCACTCAGTCAGCTTTTGCATATCCTCCTGCATCTCAGGATAACTGCTAAAATCAAAATCAAAGTAATATTTCTTTCCGTATGCCTTAGCGTATGGCTCACAAACAAATTTATTTATTGCATCTCTAATCTTGCGAGATAATGGAGCCGTAGCGTTATAAATTAACTGCTTAGAGGCCCAACCCATGTTATTATCCGTAGATGCCGACTCACTACCTGAGAATTGAATAGGAACGTGAAAGGCAGTATATATCTTTTTAGTATCTATATTTAGGCTTTCAATTAATTGTAAATCAGTTGAAGGTAATCCAATCTGAGTCCATTTAAGAGGCCCTGAACTTGGAAATATACGATCCATTAAGCTCTCACCACGTTTAGCATCAACTATCTTTTCCTTCAATAAGTTCATTTGATCTTTAGTCAAGGCAGCGCCATTACCATCCGGAGATATAAAACCCATAGCGCCACCGTTACGGATTTGCTTTAATAACTCATTATCTCCTTCATTCTCTTTTAATACGTTTCTGTAAATAGCCTTAATTGGTGACTGGCCGTATAGCTGAGCACCTGTTAGCGTAAAGTCCGGATTAAATGATTTAAAATGCGCAACCTGACTGGCCGGCAATGGTATCTCATCAATATAAATAGAAGTTAAGCCATAACCTTTAATTGGCTCAAACATACCACCTGAGATAATCTCAACAAACTGACTTGGTAGGCAATACAACTGTGACCAAATCTGCTTTTCAGTCATTGCCTCATCCTTACCATTCCCAAATATGTAACCATCGCCAGTGCAAAGGTAAAACCCTGCTAAATCAGTCATCCACTCCTCATAAGTCTGCAATGGGTTTGGTTTAGATAATAAGTCAAGAATTGGATTGCTTTCTACCTGATTAAACATCTGCTCTTTTAATTGCAAAGTTCTCATCTTAGCTGATGCACCCTCAGCCATAGACATATTCTCATAAATCTTTAAATCCTTTTTAGTTACGCCCTCTTTTATCTCATACAAGGCATACGCGCACTCAGCTACTTTTTTACTAATTATATCAATACAAGTATATACATCCGCATTCTTTTGGAACCCCTGATCTACAAATTTAGCTTTATCCTCAAAATCCAATACAACCTGATTATTGCCTATCCATCCGAAAACGTTTTGATTGTAGAGGTTAGCCGTTACATCTCTTTGCATTCCTGGCATCAATGCCATTAATTGACTTGCCGCTGCCTTCTCGATATCAGCCTTAAAAAACTTTTGTAGTATGCCCATAGTTACCATTCAAATGAATATTCCTGTACAAATTTAGATGCTAACTTATTAAGTGCCACGTATCTTAGCGGATCTATTAAGTGATTATAAGCATCAATCGGCTCATTTAGCATTTTGCCTAATTTATCTTTTTTCCAAATATATGAATAAAACTCCTTTTTTAAGTTATGGCTATTTGCGGTAACATTTATTTTATACCTTTTCAATATGTCTATTCCCTGCTTAATACTATCCGGCCCTTTCATTGC